CACATTGATTCGCAGATTTGTACTTGTGGTCAGGAAGAGATCGAGGAAGAGCTGGCGCGCGAGCAGGCCGAAATAGAAACGCCTGAAGATGAGACAGACGACACGTTAGAACCTGATCTCAGAACGGCTTATCTGGAAGCAATTGAAAAGGATAATTAAATGACCCTTGCACAGCTTCTATCCATGTTCTCCGCCCGCGTCATCGGTACTTACACGCCGGAGCAGTACGCCAACTGCGTGCGAGAGGCCCGTGCCAATCGCCACAGGTGGGGAATGGGGCAGTGGTAGTCAAACAATAAAACAAAAAAGGAATAAACATGAAATATAAACAAACAGAAATAATACAAATCAGGCCAGAAATCCCAGAACATATTGGAATTGATTACAATACTACTGGGCCAATGGGCGGTGATTCTGGTCATGGCGCTCATACCTTATTAAAATTTTATATAGATACTGGGGCCACACACGTGCTTATTCAGGATGAAAAAGGTAAGCTATTGTTTGACGGAAATAATATTAATAGCACTGGACCTGTATCTATTGAAATTAGTGTTGGCGGTGATTGGGAGGCTGCTGGATTTACCAAAAACCTAAAACTCTTAGGCCTAGCTCTTTTAAAAAAAGAAGTAATTAAATCAAGTAACTACTAACATGTCCGTAAAACGCCTCACCTGGCATCTCGCCGTGCTCGAACGTGCGAAGAAGAATTTGCTGAAGAAGCAGTACGACGCAGTACGCACCCGGCTGGATCTGGCCGTTCTAATGGCCACGGAAATGCTGAAGCAGGCCGAGGAATTTAAGGCGAAAGCAGTTGAGGCGAATAAAGCGAAGGAGAGCAAATGAAGGATTTAGGCAAAATTACTTTTAGCAAAGCACGCCCGGCACCGAAGCAGGTTTTAGTCGACGTAACTTATGACGCCAAGACGGCCAAGGCGTTGCACGCATTTGGGATGAAGCAGTTAAAGAAAGATCAAGAGGCAGTGATTCAGTACGTGATTGCAAAGGCGTTGAAAGGGTTGGCCAAAAAATGATTGCACCACTACCACCCGCAATTGAGGCCATCCATCGCAACGGTGCCGCTGAAGGCGAGCGCAACACGCAACTATTCAAGCTGGCGTGCCAGTGGCGTGATCAAGGGCTGACGGAGTTCGACGCAACAACCAACGCAGAGGAGTGGGCGTTTAAGGTTGGGCTGTCGCAAAACGAGGCTGTCGGTGCGGTTAGATCCGCGTTCAGCAAGCCAGCCAGGGAGGCGTGGAAACCGAAGGCAAAGTATGCCTATCAAAACGGGGCGATCGTGCGTGAGGATTTGCCAGTACCGCCCATGCCGATCAGCGTGGAAAGTGGGCCAGTCGATAAGTTTTTAACCACCTGCTTCGACGTGGGCGATTTCATAAATATCACAAGATCGATTAAAGATGGCGATAGGGAAAGACCCGACGGTGCAGGCGAGACGCGTAGCCGAGAGGAATGGCTAGAGCTGTTTAAGGGCGATGGCCTAAAGGAATGGCAAGGCGATGCAGTGGGAGTCTACGTCTCCATTAACGCTAACAACGGCAAGAACCGCAAAGCCGAATCAATTACCAAGTTTCGCCATTGCCTGATTGAGTTTGATGAAAGCACGTTGCAAGAGCAGTGGGCGATTATTAAGCGCAGCGGTTTGCCTACGTCATCGATCATTAAGAGCGGGGCACGCAGTCTACACGCTTGGGTGGAGATTCGGGCTGCCAATGCCAAGGAGTTTGCTGAGCGTGTGGATTTTATTTACAAGCACCTAGAACACAGCAAGCCCGATCCGGCAAACAAGGACGCAGGCCGGTTGTCGCGGTTGCCAGGAGCGATGAGGACGGTTACAGGATTACAGCAGGAGCTGGTCGAGTGTGGCGCACCGACGCTGACTTACATGGAGTGGCAAGAGCGCACGATCTACGGTGATATTCCTGAGCCGTACAGCTGGGAGCAGTTGGTAAATTTTAAGGAGGATGCCGACATAACGCAACTGCTAGGCAAGCGGTGGATTTGCCGTGGCGCATCTGCGTTATGGGTTGGTTCAAGCGGACTAGGTAAGAGCGTGCTGTGCTTACAAGCCGCAATCACTTGGGCGGCCGGGCGTGATTTGTTTGGCATATCGCCACACGGTAAGCCGTTGAAGTCGCTAATCGTGCAGGCTGAGAACGATGAAGGCGACGTGGCGGAGGCATTGCAGGGCATTCTAAGGGCGCTGGATTTGACCGCAGAGGAGCTGGAACGGGTGAAGCAGAACATTGTGATCGTGCGTGACTGCACCTCTACGGGTGAACGGTTTGTCGATAGGATGCGTCGCCTAGCTGAAAAGCATAAGCCTGATTTAGCGTGGGTAGATCCGTTGCTGGCGTTTATCGGTGGTGACTTATCCAGCCAAGAGACTGCCGGTGGCTTTTTGCGTAATTTGCTTAACCCGCTCGCCCTATCTGGCGGATTTGCTTGGATGCTTATGCACCATACCCCAAAGCCAACACGGGACGGCAGCGGTTACCAAGGGCACGACAAGGCGTATAGCGGATTTGGGTCGAGTGAGCTGACGAATTGGGCAAGAGCCGTTTTAATGCTGTCGCCTTGCGGTCAGGATGAGCAAGGAACGTACACATATAAGCTTGAGGTGACCAAGCGCGGGAAGCGGTCTGGCTTGCGTCCTGGCGTAACAGCGAGCGATTTTATAGCCAGCAAGACGCAGCCGTTAGTTCACTTAAAGCATGCCGATAGGGGCATGGCGTGGATTGAAGTAGGGGCGCCTGAAAAGTCAGTGGGGCGAAAGGCCATGTCGATCGATTGGGGCAAGTTACCCGAAGGGGCTAAATACAGCCAAGTGGTCGCATTTGTACAACAGGCCACCGGGTTGCAGGAACGGCAAGCGAAGGCCCGCGTGAAGCAGGCTAAAGAGGACGGTTTGATCGAAGAAACTGAGGCTGGTTTATTCAGCAAAAAGGTGACAAATGAGCCCTTTTAACGTTAGTGCAGTAACCCTTATTGCACTAGTGCAGTATTGCGTAGCATGTAGGTGCAGTAATAAAGGCCCTTTAGGGCCTATTATTGCACTAATGCATTACACCATTTCCATTACTGCACTAACGACTGCACTAACGAGGTTAATTTAATATGATGGATCAAGAGATGATTGAAAAGATGCCGGCGAAAAACACCCACCCGGCGATGATGATTGATAGCCTGCGGGATTTGGTAAACGAGGCTTATGCAACGATCACGGTAAGCACATGCGGGATCACAAATACGGTCAATGTGATCGAGTATTTAATGGCAAAAGCGCCAGAGCATCCAGCGATGCAGAATATGACCGATACGCTGGATCATAGCATCCTTGCGATTGTTCTAAACCGCTCGACCGAATCTATGACCAGCCTTGCCAAGCGGTTCAAGATAACCAAGCAGGCCGTTAGTAAGAAGGCTTTAGATGTGTCAGACAGGCTTGGGATTAGGTTCAGGGCAGGCAAGAGCGAGTCGGCCAGAAAGTCTTACGAACAGCGGGCAAGGCGTCATCACGATAAGCGTCGACGTGAAACGCCTAAATTTAAAATCGGCGCACTAATGAAAGGGGTTAAATGCAAACACTCAAACAGATAGTTAAGGAACTCAATACAAGGCGGGAGGAAACGCTTACAGCCGTCGGAGAGGTGATCAGCCTAGCCGCAATGGCGGGAGGCATTATAAGCAAAGCTAGGAGCAACGGTGATGATCTAGGCAAGCTGCTAGAATCTGCCGGACTAACAGACGAGCAAGGCAAGCGGTTGGAACGTGTTGCCGCACATCAGCACAAGTTGGCAAGCGGTGAGCCAGGTGTGGTTAGGCAGATCATGCTGTGGGCTGAGATGCTACCCGATCCTATCACAACCAGCACACCTACTGAGCCTAAGCCATTCTTGTGGCCAGTTATTAAAGTTAGTCAGTGGTTGTCTAACAAGGGCATGCGGTACGTGAAGCAGAACGATGGACTGCGCAGCCAGTTCCTGACCGAAGCGGAGCCGATCGTGCGTGCCTATAAGGAGCTTGGCGGCCGTGCTTAA